TATTATTTTTAAAAAAGTTACAAATGTTGTAACTTTTTTTGATTTCCTTCGAATAGATAAGTAGGAGGATGAAAAATGTATAATAAAGTGATTATTATCAATTTGACTAAAATACAAAAACAACGCTAAACCCTTAAAAGTCTAGCGTTATCATCATTTCTTCTTTCGTGACAACAATTTCATTTATGACTGATTTTACAATTTTTGAAGCATCTTCATAACTTAATTTTTCGGGTTTAAAATCTTTTAAAAGTCTAGCAAGTTTTCGTTGTCGTAAATTTATTGTATTCTTTTTCTTACTCTCTAATTGTTCTTCCAAAAATGCTTTTTCGGTTTTTAGTTTTTCGTTTTTGGCATTGAGTTCTTTTCGTGTTATGATCTCATCTAAGTATAATTCGGTCAGTTTATCAAGTCTATTGTTTATTTTTTTAAGTTGCTCTTTTATTTCTTCAACTTTCATTGTTTCATCATTTTTAGCAAGTGTTTCTTTGCGATATTGTGGTTCTAACTTAATTCTTGATAATTGCATCAAAACGTTATTCTCCAGTTCTTCACGAGAATACCAGCCGGATTTACATTTTACTTCTTTCTTGAAACGATTTGCGCATTGATATTTATGATACGAACGCCCGTTTTTATCTTTTGGCGTAACGTGTATTCTTAATGATGCTCCACAATACCCGCATTTCAGCAATCCGGAAAGCATATATTTAGCTTGAAATGGTCGTGGGTTATTGTATCTTTCAAGTGCATCTATTTGCCGTTTTTTAAGTTCTAACTGTACAAGGTCAAATAGTTCTTGTGAGATAATCGGTTCATGCTGACCCTCGTATTTTTGACCTCGGTATTTCACAATACCAAGATATGTTTCATTTTTTAGTAAATACTTTGTGATTGTTTCGCCCCAAGGCCTTTTTCGCCCAATATGTCCTTCTTTGTTTAAATCTCTAATAATTTTAACTACTGATTTTCCGTTTAGATATTCCTCATATATCCGCTTGACAATAAGCGCTTGGGTTGGATTTACGGATAAGATACCCGTTTCTTTTGAGTAGTCATATCCATAAGGTATAGTCGTCCAAGCCATTGTTTTTCCTTTTTTGGCTCGCCCCTCTTTTCCTAAAATCATGCGTTCTTTTATCTGCTCACGCTCAAGCTGAGCGAATACTGATAGCATACCGATTGAAGCTTTACCAAAAGGTGTAGAAGTATCAAAATTTTCTTGTAAGCTGATAAAAGCAACGTCATTTTTTAAAAATACATCTTCAATTAAAAATAGCGTGTCTTTCTGACTACGGCTCAAGCGATCTAACTTGTAAACTAACACAATATCAAATCTTTTTCTTTTTGCATCGTTTATCAAGCGTTCAAGTTCAGGGCGTTTTGTGTTTGATCCGGAAAAACCGCCGTCAATGTAAAAATCGTATATCTTCCAGTCTTTGATTTTGCAATAGGCTTCTAGCTTGTCTTTTTGCTCGTCTATCGAGTAACCTTCCTCAGCTTGATAAGAAGTTGATACCCTTGCATATATAGCAACTTTACTTGTGTTTTTCATTGTTTTTACCCCCTATTTTTGATAAAATAGAGTATAAGAAAACACCCTTTTTAATGGTTGTTTTTTATACTAGATAATCTCACGCTCGCAGTCGCCAAACTTTCAGAGCGTGGGATTTTTTTATTTTAGTCGTAAATGAATTGATGCTTATTTGATCGCTCTTTTGCTATTATAGTAATATTCCCTTTTTCGTCAACTGGTTTAAATAGAGCAGAAATGCCATGGAATAAACCAATAAACATAGGGATACTTGTTATACAGAAAAGAAGTGCAATAAATCCTTTTCGTTTTTGACCAGAGTAGAAATATTGAGCGCCAAAATATCCAAGAAAAATAGCTAGTAGAATATATATCCATTTGTTACACTTATAAGTTACAGTTTTTATCACACGAGTTTGAGATTTAGAAACTGTTGCTTGCTTTGGGGTAGAGTAACTTTTTTTACTTTGGCTTTTATTGACTTTAGATACTTTTTTAACACCTTTTAAAGGGTCAATAGTGACTTTATTGTAGACCTTATTATAGATAGCTTTTTGTGGGTTGTTTATCAATCCCATACTCTTCTTACCATAAAGAGGGTTAACGGCTTTTTTCATTTGTCGTTTAAGCCTTCCAGTTGTTCTAGCTTTTAAACTTTTTGAAAGGCTTGGACTTCTATAACCTATTTTCATAATCTTTTCTCTCTCAATTTCTATATACACTGACAACTTCCCCAATGGTTCGGATGTCGTCATTTTCTGACAAGTGGATTTCCTCGTATCCACTATTTAAACTTTGCAAATACCAAGATCCGTCATAATCTCTTTTTAGTTTCTTGACGAAATTTTTTCCATTGATTTGAAAGATACCTATTGAGTTGATATCTACTTGACTGGTAACCTTGATAAATAGTAAGTCGTTATCTTCTATAAGCGGTTCCATGCTATCGCCTGCCACTTTAGCGATGGTGTCATAGCTTTCTGGAACATCTTCAGTTCTAAGTTTCACTTCCATGTGAAGATTATCTTCTTGAAACGTTCCATGGCCTGCTGCAACCAATCCCTCGACATAGTCTATAATGTAGTCGTCGGTTCTATACTTTTCTAAGACAGTAGTCGCTTTCATGCTGACTTGCTCGTTTAATAAGACAGTAGCGTAGTCGACTACATTCGCTTGTCTATCTTCGTCTAGTTGGTTGTATATCGCCACAATGTCGGACGAATTTTCATCCTGTTTATGAAAATCTATCCCTTCAGCAAGACTTTCCGGACGAATGTCAAGAGCTGAGCAAATCTTAAATATATTATCAACGTTAGATTTTAGAATTCCTCTGTTTAGAATAGAATTGATAGTAGAGGCTGGCATATCAATCTTCAATGCCATTTGTCGAACGCTACCATATTTTAGTTCTATAAGTTCTCTTAGTTGTTGTTCTGTCATGGCTCTTTCTCCTTTTTATTCATTATAGCACACGAAAAATCGTTTGTAAAGAAAAATAAATTTAAAAAAATAATAAAAAAGGGTTGACAATGAACGAAAAATAGTTTATTATATAACCAAGCTCAGCAACGAGCTTAATTTTAAAATCTAATAAACGAAAATTCGTTTAGAAAGGAGTTAAATATATGTTGAACATCGACATCGCACGAAAAGAGAAGGGAATTTCTATCGTAGATATTGCAGATTATCTATCTGTTAGATCTCAAACTATCAGCGATAAGCTGAAAGGGAAGTATCCTTTTACGTTTCAAGAAGCTATGTTAGTTCAAGAGAAATTTTTTCCAGAATATGAACTAAAATATCTTTTCACTTCAGCAGAGTCAACTGCTTAATTTTTTACCCAAGTGAACGAAAATTCGTTTAGAAAGGAGAAATCATGAACGATATTACTCGAATCATATTGACAAGCGTGAATGTAGTTTGCGCTTTAATAAATCTATTTTGCTTTATTAAAGATAGGATGGAATGATTTAGATTTAGAAAGGAAAAACTATGAAAGAAAAAAATGTTATTTCAGTCAAGACATCAGAACATGATGTGTTATTGACCGCACGAAAAAACCACCCCGCAGTTTTCGTCGATGGAATGTTTATCGATGGAGTAGAGAGAGTGGAATTTATCAATCACTTTGAAAACAAAGATTGTGAAGTGTTATTAACTTTCAACGACAGGATAGAAAACAATCCGTTTCCATTAGATGAAGTCAATCTATTAGAAAAGTTATTCGGTCAGGCTTCAGACGGGCGATCCTTACGGGATATAGTTTTGCAAACTCTTGAAGATGATAGTTAGTGTCTAAACCGTCAAAGAAAGAGACATGCATACTGAAGCTTTCTTTACCATCTTTCTTGGCTCTTTCGTACTCTTTGCCAAGGACGATCAAAGAAGCTTCTAACTGATAATCACTCATAACATTACCTCCTTTCTGCTTACATTATAGCAGAAAGAGATTGAGAAAAATAGAAAGGAGAAAAATTGGCACAAAGAAGAATGTTTAGCAAGAAAATTACAGACACAGATAGTTTTCTTGATATGTCCTTATCCGCTCAAGCGTTGTACTTCCATTTGAATATGGGAGCGGATGACGAGGGATTTGTAGATAATGTAAAAAAAATACAACGTTCAATCGGAGCAAGCAATGATGATTTAAAAATCTTGATTGGAAAAGGCTTCTTAATTCCTTTTGAAAGTGGAGTAGTCGTTATTCGTCATTGGAGAATACACAACTATATTCAAGCTGACAGATTTCAAGCTACAATCTATCAAGACGAAAAAGAACAACTTGAATTTGATAAGTCAAAAATCGCTAGTATCAAGCCTTTAGACCAATGTATACAAAATGTATCCAAAATGGATACGCAGGTAAGGTTAGGAAAGGATAGTTTAGATAAGGATAGATTAGATAAGGTTAACAACCTATACAGTGGCGAAGATGAAAAAAAATCCTTGTCGCAGATTATCAAATCTACAAGTGTCAAAATCAATGAACGGCAAATTCAGCAAATCCAGGAATACATCGGACTTGATAACATGACGGTTGAAATGATTGGCTACGCTATTCAGTTAACTGAAGATGCGGGCGCAGAAAGTTTTAACTATCTTAACAAGATTTTGAAGTCTTGGAAAGATAAAGGCTTGACAAGTCTTGATGAAGCAAAAGCAGAAACGAGCGGTTTTCGTGATAGTAAAAACTCAACCTCGAAAACTAGATTTACTGGAAATGCAATCGAGCATGAATATCAAGGCGAGTTGCCGTTTTAGAAAAGAGGGGACGATGAAGCCTAAAAGATATCCATACAACACTAAAAAGAAAATCATAAAAATAGAAAAACCAAAGACATTGCGAGAAGAGATTATAGAAAGGGCGGAAAGGGATTTAAAACGGCTCGAACACAACCCTAATTTGATAAAAAGAAAAAACGGGAAGGTGTATGAATGGAAAAATTAAGTTTAGATCCAATCTATTATGTGAACGAAAACGAGATATGTAAAAAGCATTCTTGCTATATGTGGACTTTCAAGCATCCAGTTAGAGCGAAAGGCAGAAAAACACCTTACCAGCCTACTTTTTGTCCTGAATGTCAGCGTGAAGATATGGCAAGGGAGCAAGAAAAGAAAATGGGAGAAATGTATATTTCGTCTATCTTGTCAAGTACGTTTGGAGTGCTAGAAAGAAATAGCATTATGCCAAGCGATATGAAAGAAGCTAGTTTTAATACTTTTACAACCTCAAACGAGGTTGACGAGAAAGCGAAAAACTACGCTTTAAGAATAGCAAGGCACTATTTCAACGACGGGAAAGGTAACGCAGTTATTCTCGGCCAAGCTGGCGTAGGAAAAACGCATCTAGCTATTGCAATCGCTAAGAAGTTGAACATTGACTTTAAAGCGAACAGCAATCCAAAGAGCGTGCTCTTTATAAACGTGCCGACAATGTTTCAGAAAATCCAAAGTGGATTTAGTCAGAAAGATGCACGGACAACGGACGAATGGTTGGACTTGCTAAAGAAAGTTGACTATCTGATTTTGGACGACTTTGGCAAGGGCGACCACGCACAATGGAAGAAAGATTTCTTGTATAACTTGCTGGATGCAAGGGATAAGACAATTATCACAACCAACTTGACGGGGCAAAACATGAAACAAGTATTTGATTCTAGTTTAGTCAGTCGAGTGGCAAAAGGCGCAAAGGATTTGACTTTCAAATATCCTGATAATTCGGAAGATAGGAGGACACTACCATTTTAACGACAGAAGAAAGAAAAAAGCTGATAGCAGATTTTGAGAAAAACCACTATCAACTATCAACGCTATTAAAAGAACGCTTACTGATTACGACAGACGAGCGTTTCAATCACAAACTGGAAGAAATGACTTACTATTCAACGAATGGAAGCGTCTATCAGTTTGCAAAATAAAAAAAGTACCTACGGGAATAGGCACTTACCAAAATTATTCTATAAGAATTATAACACGAGGAAAGAAAAAATGAAAGTAAATATATACGCTTTCGGACGAAAAATTGAACAAGATGAAGAAATCATCGTACCAAACGGACATCATTTCTACAACGTACTTGACGGAATTTTGAATAATTTACTAGATCGTGAGGGTATCGCATGAAGTTATTAGACAGAATGACAAAATGGTTTTTCAATACAACAAAAATTGAAGTCAATCAAGACTGGCGATTAGTCGCATTAGACTTGAACCGTGAATTGATTGAAGCACGAGAAGAAAACAGAATTTTATATCAGCGCATTGCTGACCTTGAGAAATTATTAGAGGTATAAAAAATGACAGAACCAACTTTAGCAAGCCAATTTCTTGGAATTGCAACAATTATTATTTGCTTGTTCATTATTTTGATATTGATTGCAAACAGCGAACAAAAAGCAAGACGACAAAAAGAAGAACAAGAAAAACTAGATCAAGCAATTATTGAAGTTTATCAGCAAGGGCGCAACCAGTTTAATAATATCGCCCGTCAAAACATCAGAAATTGCGATAGAAAATTCACGTTTGACACACAAAAGCCAGAGGGGTTACGTGAGGAATTGCTTTCCCTACCACAACCAAAGGAGCGATAAAATGAAAAAATATGAGTTATTAGTAGATGACACAATCACGTTTTTTGGAGTACAACTTTTCAGAATAAAAGCCTTGATTTCATTCAGTGGTATTGAAAAAGGCGAAATTGGTGGATATGTCGCTAGTGAAAATAATCTAAGCCAATCCGGCAACGCTTGGGTATACGGCGACGCTAGGGTATCCGGCAACGCAGAGGTATCCGGCAACGCAGAGGTATACGGCAACGCTTGGGTATCCGGCAACGCTAGGGTATCCGGCAACGCTTGGGTATCCGGCAACGCTAGGGTATACGGCAACGCTAGGGTATACGGCAACGCTTGGGTATCCGGCAACGCTAGGGTATCCGGCGACGCAGAGGTATACGGCAACGCTTGGGTATACGGCGACGCTAGGGTATCCGGCGACGCTAGGGTATCCGGCAACGCTTGGGTATACGGCAACGCTAGGGTATACGGCGACGCTAGGGTATACGGCGACGCAGATTATATTGTCTTTAAAAATACATGGTCTAGCGGTCGTTATTTCACTTATACAAAATCAAACAAAAAATGGAGAGTCGGTTGTTTTTATGGCGACGGGGGCAAACTGATTGAAAAAGCATATAAGGATAGCAAAAAGTCGGGTGATTTTTACAAAGCGTATGTCGATTTTGTTGAAAGGCTAGAAGAAATCGAAAATATCCATAAGGAGCAATAACTATGTATATATGGGATTGTGGATGCTACGATTGCGGGCATCGGTTTGAATTTACAGACAGCTATCCGCCTATCGAGTGCGAAAAATGCGGAAGCACAGAATTAAGATGCGTATTTATCGGGAGGGAATATGATTAGTAGAACAATGAGCAAAATCGAAACAAATGTATTGAATTTGATTGTCAACCGTGCAACGTTTGAAGAACCAATCAAAGCTGAAAAAGTCAGACAAGAAACTGGACTATCAAAACGAGGTCTTGAAGAAGTGATTGAGAGTTTACGAGTGAATTTCAAACATCCAATCGTAGCGAAGAAAACGCAACCGAGCGGGTATTATTTACCACGCAATGAAGAAGAACGACAAGCGGGGCTTGCACCGTATCGCAGACAGATTTTGACTGAGCAGAAAAATCTAGCTACGGTTATGGCAGTTGACTTAAACGAATACTGGAGCGCATAGAAAAATATAAATGGAGAATTAAAACATGGCGACACTATACGAATTAACTGGACAATTCCTTGATATTTACAACTTGGAATTGGATGAAGAAACAAAACTTGACACGCTTGATAGTATGGACTGGCAAACGGACTACGAAAACAAGGTAGAAAATTATATCAAAGTTATCAAGAATACCGAAGCAGACATTGAAGCACGCAAGAACGAGATCAAGCGACTAACTGAATTGAACCGAGCAGATGAACGCAAGAACGAGCGCTTAAAAGAAGTCTTGAAAGAGAGCATGGCACTAACTGGACATGAACGAGTTGATACTCCACTGTTTAAAGTGTCATTCAGAAAGTCTGAAGCCGTGGAAGTGGATGACTTGTTATTGCCCGAAGCGTACAAAGTCGCAACTTATAAACCTGATAAGAAACGCTTGAAAGAAGATTTGAAAAATGGACTTGAAATTTTGGGCGCTGAATTGGTTGAGCGTAAAAACTTGAGTATTAGATAGGGGTATCGCATGACAAAATTATCTTTTCCAGAATTACAAAAGAAAATGCAGTTAGAAAAGAAAACGTCAAAGGATGTCAAATACGCTTTTCGTAACGCAGAAGATATTTATACAAAATTCAAAGAGATCAATACAGACTGGGAATTGACAGTTTTAGATGACTTGCTTGTAGTCGGTGAACGTATCTTTGTAAAGTCAACGGCTACGGTTACGAACGGGGAAAAACAATTCCAATCAATAGGATTTGCAGAATTGGACACAGTACCAGTTATGAACACACAAAGAGGACAATTCAAGCAAATGCAAGCACCACAATGGACTGGCGCAGTAAGTTCTTATGCTAGAAAATACGCTTTACAAGGATTGTTTGGAATTGGAGAAAAGGACGTGGACGAGTATCCAAGCGATATGAATGAACCCGAACAACCAAAAGTCAAAGCCAAAGCAAAAGTACGACCAAACGATGAACCCGTCATCTCGGTTGAGAAAGCAAACTACTATTTGAAAGAAATTGTTAAAATCTCAACTGAAAAGAACAAAGAAGATGGCTCAATCGTGAAGTGGTTCTTGCAACATTTAGGGGTTGCAGATTACAAGCAAATCAAAGAGTCGCAAGTAGAACAAGCAGATATGCTTTTGAACAAATTGAAAGGAAACTAAAATTTGAGAGCCGGTAAAAAGGATATACTATACTCTTTGAAGATTTGCGGGCAGTGGATGAATGTTACTGGTAGAAAAAAGAATAAAGCTGGGTACGTTTTATTATGTATCCACGATCATCCAAATTCAGATACAAAGGGTTATATATTTGAGCATAGAGTAATAGCTGAAATGAATTGCGGAAGATTTTTAAAACCGGGAGAGGATGTTCATCATAAAAATAAAATCAAACATGATAATCGCATTCAAAATTTAGAAATAATTTCACGTTCAGAACACACAACATTACATAATTTAGGAAGTATTCAGAGTGAAGAAACAAGAAGAAAAATATCAGATGAAGCGAAAAAGCGTTTTTCTAATAAAAAAAATCATCCATTTTACAAAGATGTAGATGATGAATTAATCAAAATGATTAAAGAGGGGAAAAAACCAACTGAAATCTCAAGGAAATTAAACATTACAAGAAGAACAGTATACAACAAAATTGATTATTTGAATTTAAGGAGCATTTTATGATTAATCAAACAACTTTAGTCGGACGACTTACAAACGATGTGAATTTACGTTACACCCCGTCAAATGTAGCCGTTGCTACGTTTACCCTCGCAGTCAATCGCACTTTCAAGAATGAAAATGGCGACCGTGAAGCTGATTTTATTAATTGCGTTATGTGGCGACAACAAGCAGAAAACCTTGCGAACTGGGCGAAAAAAGGCGCATTGATTGGAATTACTGGACGTATTCAGACACGAAGTTACGATAATCAGCAAGGTCAACGGGTTTATGTGACTGAAGTTGTCGCAGAAACATTCCAGCTTTTAGAAAGTCGCAATAGTCAAGGTCAGCAAGGCAGCCAAGGACAACGAGCGCAAACTCAACAAGAAACGCCTGATTTTTCACGAAGTGCAACTACAAATCCGCTTGATATTTCAGATGATGATTTGCCGTTCTAAGAGGTTGTTATGAAATTTTTAGATTTATTTGCTGGCATTGGTGGATTTCGTTTTGGTATGGAAAACGCCGGGCATGAATGTATAGGATTTTGTGAAATAGACAAATTCGCTAGAGCTAGTTATAAAGCTATACACGATACGAAAGGAGAAATTGAATTACATGACATCACAACAGTATCAGATGACACTATTCGAGGAATCGGACATGTTGATGTTATCTGTGGAGGATTTCCGTGCCAAGCTTTCTCTATTGCAGGAGCAAGACGAGGATTTGAAGATACAAGAGGAACTCTCTTCTTTGAAATCGCAAGGTTCGCATCTATTCTCAGACCTAAATATTTATTCCTTGAAAACGTCAGAGGACTCCTCAACCATGACGGGGGGGCTACATTTGAAACCATCATCCGAACCTTGGACGGACTGGGGTATGATGTGGAATGGCAAGTGCTTAACAGCAAAAATTTTGGAGTCCCCCAAAATCGGGAACGTGTGTTCATTATCGGACATCTTAGAGGACAACGTACCAGAAACGTTTTTCCTCTCGGACGAGAAAGTCAGTCAATTAGTAGTCAATCAGTCGTGAAAATTGGCAATGTAAATCCATCTGGAAATGGTATGAATGGAGAGGTATATAACAGTGAAGGTCTAGCTCCAACACTAACTACAAACAAGGGAGAGGGGCAAAAGATAGCAGTAAAAAGCAATACTATAAAACAGTTCGGGGTATTGCAACCGAATTTTAATCAATGCGGTGTTGTTTACGAAACGGACGGTATAGCGCCCACAATTAGAGCTTATCAAGGCGGAGGACTTGAGCCTAAAATTATTCAGCGTGCACATGGTTATAATTTGGGCGGAGAACATGACATCGCTCCAACCTTGACTAGCAATAGCTATCATGAAAATAATGTTTTGAAAATAACAGAAGCAACCTCTCAAGGATATGCTGAAGATGAAATTGGCGATAGCGTAAATCTATCTCATCCAAATTCTAAAACAAGACGAGGTAGAGTTGGTAAGCAGATAGCCAATACTTTATTGATAGGAGAGAGTCAAGGTGTAGTAGAGCCTGACTTTAGGATTAGAAAGCTGACACCTAGAGAATGCTGGAGGTTACAAGGTTTTCCTGATTGGGCTTTTGACAAAGCGCAAGAGGTCAACTCAAACAGTCAATTATACAAACAAGCAGGCAATAGCGTGACCGTGAATGTTATTTCAGCAATAGCGAAGGAATTGGAATAGAAAAACTAATTTTAAAATTTGAACTTGACAGAAAGCAGATGATTTCAGCGAATGACAGACTGCATTTTCAGAAAAAAGCTAAAATCACAAAGTTTTTACGACAACTAGCGCATTATGAAGGGCGGAATACTCTACTAGATTACTTTGGCTTACCCTTTAACGAGAAAAAGCCTTGTAAAGTGATTGTTTGGGTATTCGCCCCAACTAATCGCATATACGACCCGCCGAATTGGTCGCCAACAAGCAAGGCGCTATTGGACGGCTTGACAGATGCGAAGTTTTGGACAGATGACAATTATCACGTTATCAAGTCAACGGATTTTAGACACGGTGGAAAGTCCGGAAGCAAGAAATATAGAATTGAACTTGAAATATCAAGGATAACTGAAGATGAATATTAAACAACAAATGATTGAATCACTAGAACGTTCAATCGAGAAAGCGAATGCAAGGATTGAAGAACTATCTGATCCTTGCGTGAAGTCGCTTGCACACTCACGAAGCGCAGAGCGTGATTTTTGGAAGAAGAAGCTGAAAAGGTATCAAGAACAGTTGAAGGAGTTGAAAAATGAATAAAAAAGAATTGATTGAGAAATACGAGTATTTGAACCATGATTGTTTCAGAAGGGTTGATACGTCTGAAGTTTTGAAAGATTTAAAACAACTAGACGAACTGCAGAAAGTTGTAGTACCGCAATTTGTGGCGGATTGGATTGAGGTTTGTAAAGAACATTTAACAACTAGTCTATATACCGCTATGAATCCAAACTTTATGAAAGAAAACAACCAAAGTTTCGATTTGATATTATGGATTAAAAAGATGAGCAATCAAGATCTCTTCGCTCGAGCATGGCTTGACGGACAAGTAATGTAACCTTGTATAACAAATAGAAAAGAGTAAATATGACAGCAAACATGGAATTACTGGCGCACAGAGTCGAACAATGGGCGAAAAAGCGGGGGTTAGACAATCCTAACAATAGCACAGCGCAAGCGCTGAAACTTTTTGAAGAAGCGGGCGAACTTGCACAAGCGCACTTGAAAGAGCGCGAAGTAGACGGAAAAGATGCCGTTGGCGATATTTTGGTAGTGCTGACTATCTATTGCCAACAGAAAGGCTGGAGCATTGCTGAATGTTTTGAACTAGCTTATAACGAGATCAAGAACCGAAAAGGGAAAATGGTAAACGGTTCATTTGTGAAAGAGGGAGATTTAGGATGAGCGATAACGTAAATAAACCGAGCCATTACATTTCAGAAAGTGGGATTGAAGCCTTGGACGTGATTGATGCGTTTAAACCTTGCCCGGAATACAAAGCCGGCTTCTTTTGGGGTAACGTAGTGAAGTATGTTTTGCGATTTCATAAGAAAAACGGTGTCGAAGATTTGAAGAAAGCGGAGTTTTATTTAAAACGGCTGATTGAGGAATTAAATCATGGAAGTAGAAAATGAAAATGAATACGCACTCTATCAGCAAGACACTTTCTTATCTTGTGGAACGCTTAAAGAAATAAGCGAAGAAACTGGGATATCAATCAAGCAACTACGCTATTATTCTTTTGATTCGTACGTCAAGAAGTGTCCGAACGGGAAAAGACTAATAAAACTTGAAGTCGATAAACTAACTAAGAAACAATGCGAGCGCTTTGCCTTTATGCTGAAACAGAAACGACTAGATAAGAAATTATCACGCAATGAACTTTCTGAAATTTTAGGTTATACGGTATCAGAAATTGAGAAATGGGAAAACAAGCGCAAACAACCGAATTATTACATTGTCGAAGACGTGGCAACCTATTTCAAAGTACCGGTCAATGTTTTGATTGGCGAAGCATGAGGAAAGGGGCGCAAGTGTTATTTCAAGAAATCAACGAGAAAAAGACAATTTCAAACGTGAAGAAAGTATTGCGACAATATCCACGCATTCGTGAAATTGCTTGCGACTTACCCGAGCAACGAGTTACGCAGTTGATTACGTTTGAACCGAGAGGAAGCAATGGCCCGTCTAAGCAAGTCGAGAAACTGGCAATTAGGCGTGTAGATGCTTCTAGGGAACTAGAAGAAATCGAGCAAGCAGTTAGTCGCTTATTCAATCCAAAATATCGCTTTATTTTGTTCAATAAGTATCTAGCAACTGAACCGATGCTGAATTACGAGATACAAGAAAAGTTATGGATTGAAAAAACAAAATTTCAAGACTACTTAAACAGAGCGTGTCTTGCATTCGCTGAACAGTATCATGGCGGTTGTTTAATCGCTTTCAAAAGTGAACTTTTTGCGGAAACATGAAACGTTTTAAAGTGGTATCATGATATTGTCAGATAGTATGAAGTTTGACAGACTCCTATATATATTTTACAAAGGGCATTGCGCCCTTTATGGCGACGAAAGGTTCTATAATCTCTTTAATTTTAAAATGGTAAGCTCTACAAACTTTTTGCTCCGCTGGTTCGATTCCAGCCGTCGCCTTATGACTGCAAAAAATAAATTTAAAAAGACAATATACTATTGATTCTCCGCAAGGCTATGCAGTCGCCTTGCATTTTATAACGAGGTATTCAAAATGAAGCAAGCAATATTTAATGAATTGGAAGATGCAAAACAATTTGCAAAAACTGTAAAAGAATTGTTGTGTATCAAAGAACCTGTAATGATTAATAATAAACTCACGTATGTTGTTGTTTATAAATAATCTAAAGTAATTAACTCGCAAGGTTGTAGTCGCCTTGCATTTTAAAAAGTCCTTATGAAAATCAGTCAGCTTTACGCTGGCTTTTTTGTTTTTGAAAGGTGGTGGTGGAAAATGGGATGACCGAAAAACAAAAGATTTTTGCCGATGAGTACATCATCAGCTTGAATGCTACTCAGGCTTATAAAAAGGCTTATCCAAACGTAAAACGAGATAAAGTTGCTCAAGTGAATGGTAGTAGACTGCTATCAAAAGCTATCATAAAAGCATATATAGATGAACAACTAGAAAAGTTAAAGTCCGAACGTGTCGCAGACCAGCAAGAAGTGCTTGAGTTTTTGACGGCAGTCATGCGTGGAGAAATCACAGAGCCTTTGTTAGTGCTTGATGGCGACGGCTATCAGAAAGTCATGGATGCTAAACCGAATGTGTCAACTAGAAAGAGTGCAGCGGTTGACCTTGGTAAACGGTATGGCTTGTTTGTAGATAGACAAGAAATCACTCAAAAAACAATCGACATAAAGGTTGGTGATTGGGATGATAACGAAGAATAAACCTAAAATCAATATCATCATAGAGCACCCAAGACGTGTCTTTAACAAGCATATCTTTGATAAGCTATACGACTATTCAACCTTTACCGAGGTTCACTATGGCGGTGCTTCAAGCGGAAAAAGCCACGGTGTGATACAAAAGGTTGTCTTTAAATCTTGTCAAGATTGGAAGTATCCAAGAAAAGTATTATTTCTTAGAAAAGTAGGCGCTACGGTTCATGATTCAATCTTTGAAGATGTGAAACAATGCTTAGAAAGTTGGCAGTTACTTGATAAGTGCAAAGTCAACAATTCAGCATATCGTATTGAACTACCAAACGGCGCACAATTCATATTTAAGGGTTTAGATAACCCCGAAAAAATCAAGTCTATCAAAGGTGTGTCAGATGTCGTCATGGAAGAAGCCTCTGAGTTTACGCTTGATGATTATACTCAGTTAACTTTGCGTTTACGGGATAAGAAACACTTGGATAAGCAAATATTCTTGATGTTTAACCCCGTTTCAAAAGTAAACTGGACGTATAACGCATTCTTTGTTAAGAAGCCAAAAAATACAGTTGTTTATCATACTTCATACAAAGACAATCGCTTTTTAGATCAAGTGACAATCGAGAATATCGAAGAACTAGCAAACAGAAACGAAGCTTATTATAAAATCTATGCTTTGGGCGAGTTTGCAACGCTTGACAAACTGGTTTTTCCGAAATATGAGAAACGATTACTGAATAAGAGCGAATGGGAACACTTGCCAGCTTATTTTGGTCTTGACTATGGTTTTATTAATGACCCGTCAGCTTTGCTTCATGTAAGGATAGACGACGAAAACAAGCGTTTATATGTCGTTGAGGAATTTGTAAGAAAAGGCTTGACGAATGACAAGATAGCGGAAGCAATTAAGGCGCTTGGGTATGCTAAAGAGCAAATACGAGCAGATAGCGCTGAAAAGAAGTCCAATCAAGAGTTAAGAAATCTTGGTATTCCACGAGTGATTGACGTTCAAAAAGGCGCTGGATCGGTTATGCAAGGCATCCAATACTTGCTTCAGTATGATTGGATAGTGGATGAAAGATGCGTGAAGCTGATTGAAGAACTAGAAAATTATACATGGAAGAAAGACAAAAAGACAAACGAGTATATAAACGAGCCAGTAGATAGCTATAACCACTGCATAGATGCTATACGCTACGCTTTGCAAGATAGGATTTTCCAAACAAGAAAAGACGTGGACGTTGACAAAGCGATCAGTAAGATTAATAAGATGTTTAGGAGGTAAGAATTGGATAAAGTAAACGAATTTGAATATGGTATGGATACTACGACTAAGTCAAGGTTTGATAGTCTGTACTTTGGAGCAATCGCAAACGAACAATTTAGATATACTTCAAGCGATGAATTGTTAGAGACCGCAAACGGTAAGAAAGCCTTTAGAGATATGATTGACACTTTCTTTAATATTCAGCAAAAGCGCTTGAAAGTATTATCTTCATATGCTAAAGGCGACAATTACAGTATTTTAAATGGTCATAGACGATTGGACAAAGAGAAAGCAGATTACCGTGTCCGTCATAAATGGGGTGGATATATTTCAGGCTTTGCTACAAGCTATGTTATCGGTAACCCTGTTTCAGTCGGTATCCTTGAGGGTGCAGATGAAAAGCAACTTGAGACTATCCAAGAAATCGAGTGGAACAATGACATAAACGCCTTGAATGGTGACTTAGCCCTTGACGCTTCAATCTTTGGACGTGCTTTTGAATATCATTTCAGAGATAAAGGCGGAACGGATAGAGTTGTTTCTATCAATCCGCTTGAAATGTTTGTCATTCGTGATTTAACGGTTGAGCAAAATATCATTTGCGCCGTTCATCTTCCAGTCTTTGCGGATAAAGTGAATATGACGGTATATACTAAAGACCAAGTTATCACGTTTAAGCCTTATTCAACAAATGCAGTACGCTTGATTGTCGATACAATCACGAAGCATGAATACAAAGATGTACCCGTCGTTGAATGGTGGAATAACCGCTATCGAATGGGCGACTTTGAAAGTGAAATCCCATTGATTGACGCTTACGATGCTGGACAATCTGACACAGCTAACTATATGAGCGACTTGAACGATGCTATGCTTGTTATTAAAGGCGACTTAGAAGCTATCGGAATAAATGATGAAAAATACGCTAAAATGAAAGACGCTAACATGATGCTTCTTCAAACGGGAATTAGTGCAAACGGTCAACAAACAAGCGCAGACGCTGGATATATCTATAAACAGTACGATGTTAACGGCACAGAAGCATATAAGAACCGACTAGCGAACGACATTCATCGTTTCAGTCGTATTCCTAACCTTGAAGATGACCACTTCAATGCTACTTCATCGGGGATTGCTTTACTTTATAAGATGATTGGTCTTGAGCAAGTCAGAAAAGATAAAGAAACGTTCTTTACTAAGGCTTTACGCAGACGCTATGAATTGATCAGTAACATTCACAAGGCTATCAATAAGCCTTCAATCGAAGCTGATAAGCTGACATTTACATTCCATCCAAACGTTCCTCAAGATGTTTGGAATGAAATCAAGGCTTATATTGAAGCGGGCGGAGTGGTATCACAAGAAACATTGATGAACAACGCTAGTTTTACTGACTACAAGACTGAGGAAAGCCGTATCTTGAAAGAACAAGGCGCAAGCGACCATGAAATCATGCGGATAACAGGTGGCATGAATGAGCAAGAAAGCTGATAACCGTCTATATAACGCTGAACGTAAAGCACAAGCCGAACTAATCAAACGTGATGTAGAGCGTGATAAACTGATAACACAGTTGTATCAAGAAAGCTATGACAGACTGCAAACACAGATAGATAAGTTCTATATTGGATATGCTGGACGTGAGGGCTTGACAAAGCAAGAAGCTATGAAGCGTGCTTCAGAGTTTGATGTTACGAAGTTTGCAGAAAGAGCGAGAAAAGCCGTCAAAGAGAAAGATTTTAGTCATAAGACGAACGAATGGCTACGAGTTTACAATCTGAAAATGAAAGTCAGTAGGCTTGAATTGTTAAAAGCAGAATTAGACCTTGAAATTAACAGTTTGGCAAGTAACCTTGAAGAAGTCTTTGATAATGCACGTAGAAGCGAATATTTAGCCGAATACAAGCGACAAGCTGGTATCTTGGGTATTTCATCCAAAGGAGCGAATAAACGCATAGAGAGCGTTTTAAACGCTGATTTTTACGGGCAATCTTTTTCCAGTCGAGTATGGGATAAAAAAGGCTTACAGCCTATGCTTCAAAGGGATGTTTTTGCTTCATTGAACCGTATCTATACAGATATGAATGGCTATCAAAAAGAGATGAAACTACTAGCTAATAAGTATGGTGCTAGTGAAGCAAGCGCTAAACGGTTGATTAAAACCGAGATAGCACGGATAAACTCAGACACAGACCACGCTCTGCTGAAAGATAACGGCTTTACTCACATGATTTACGTAGCAGAAAGTGGCGCTTGCGATATTTGTGGGCCGTTAGACCATATGGCAGTACCGATTGACAAAGTAGAAAAAGGCGTAAATATGTTTCCGATGCATCCGAATTGCAGATGCTCAGCGTATGGACATATTGAAATGACATATAAAGACGGAAGAAGTACGCTAGATCAATTTGAAAAATGGGATGAGAGCGAAGACGATATAATTCTTGAACAAACCGGAGAAAACAACAAGGATTCTTTATCAACAAGAGCAATAGCTGGAGAAAATCAAAAATTATTGCCGTTTGAAGATGATGAAATTTTTGAAGCGCAAGACTCAGACGATATTGATGCCTTCTTTAACGAGCAAACGAAGTATAAAAAGTGGTATAATGGACTTACAGAGGAAGAAAAACACGCAATCTATTCTTACACTACAAGCGATTATCACGTTTTCAATAATATTAAACGTTTTGGACTTGATAAAGCGCTTGAACTCAAGAAAGAATTTTGGTTAGAAGAACAAGGCGAAGCTGATTTAGAGTATGCGTTGGAAGAAGTTAGGAAAACAAAAAACAAAATTCCTATACTTGAAAAAGCATTGTCAGACTTTGCTCCTGAAAAATCGTTTAAAGCTTATAGAGGAACGGGTTCTGTTTCAGCGTTAGGAGAAGATTTAGGCTATTTAGATCTAGAGGTTGGACAAAAATTTTCTTTGGACAAGTCGTTTACTTCATTTAGTTTAGACAAGAACTATGCTAGAGAGTTTGCTCGCGACGGCGACGGCGCAAGTATTTTGTTTGAAGTCACTGTTAAAAAAGGACAGAAAACGGGCGCTTATATTGCTGAATTGGCTGATTTTAACCCCGAAAAAGAGTATCTGATGAAACCTAACTTGAAATACAACGTTATTTCTAAAACAGAAACTGAAGATGGCTTACTTGTCTATGGTTTGGAGGTATTGGAAAATGGGATTTAACAAAGATTTTATAGATAAGATTTTTTCTACCGGAAAAGATAGAGTAAATAGGTCTATTTTTGTAAAACCGGAAGAACTTATTGAAATATCTGACGAAGATTTAAGCTATTTTGGTGATGGTATTTTCTACTGTTTGCCCCGTAACCAATATATATTGGACAATAAAGATAAAATAAGAAAAATCTACAACCTATCTAAAGAAATGCCTAAAATAAACGGCATTCCTTTACCAACTTTTTTAAAAATGAGGGCATGGGATAGAATTAGAAAGACCAAGCCAACCTTAAAAGAAATTATTGACATAACAAAAAAAGAAAGCATTTAGAAATTCTAAGTGCTTTTTATTATGTTTAAAACCTTTAACCGTATATAACCTATACGGTTTTTATATTGTCCAAACCGTGCTGAAGACGTTAAAAGTTGCATGAGTTCGAGGGGGTTGCTCGTAAAAGCGTAGAGAAAGGAGCCAAACATGGCAGAAGAACAAACACAGACAGTTGATACTCAAGTTCAGGACACTACGGTTGAGGAACAAGCTAGCAATCCGAAACAAGAACCTGAAAAAACGGTATCAATCGCAGAAATGCAAAGACGACTTGAGCAAGCAGAGAAAAAGCACGCTCAATCAACACAAGAAGCGATTGCAAAGGCTTTGGAAAAGTACAAAGCGGAAACTGAACTTTCAGGTAAAGAACTTGAAGAATACCGCAGAAAAGAAGCCGAAGCAGAAAAGCAATCGTTACTTGACAAAATCGCTGGTCTTGAGAAAGAACAAACTAAGCGAGAGTTGACAGATGAAGCAATAAAAACTCTATCAAGTCGTAAGTTGCCAGTAAATGATCGTGTCCTTGCTTTTGTCGTAAAAGATACGGCAGACGGCACACTTCAAGCTATTTCAGACTTTGAAAGCATTATTAGTGAAATCAAGTCTGAATACACACAATCAGAACCGCCCGCAGTAAGTACGGCTTTTGGTGGTTCAAAAACTCAATCAAGCGGAGAAATTTTCCGCAATTCAAGAATTATCTAAAGGAGATTTTATAAATGACAGTACAAACTTTTAACCCTGCTAAAGTCCTTGTTTCACAGAAACCAGACGGAACTCTTCACAAAGAATTTACAGACATCATCATGAAGGAAGTAGCTCAAAACTCTATCGTGATGCAACTTGGTAAGTATCATGAAATGGACGGCAAACAAGAAAAAACAGTCCACGTTCAAACTGACGGCGTTTCGGCTTACTGGGTAAATGAAACAGAAACAATCAAGACTGACAAGCCGGAAATCGTACCAGTTACGCTTCGCGCTCACAAACTCGGTATCATTCTTCTTGCTTCTCGTGAAGCGCTCAATTACACTTGGGAAAAATTCTTTGAAGACATGAAACCACAAATTGTAGAAGCATTCTACACTAAAATTGACGAAGCTGGACTACTTGGACATGAAACACCATTTGCAAACTCAGTCGCTAAGGCTGCTAAAGATGCAAGCAAAGTCATTGGCGGACCAGTAACTTACGAAAACATCTTGAAACTTGAAGATAAACTTTTGGACGACGACATCGAAATCAACGCTTTTGTATCTCGTGTATCTAACCGTTCAGCGCTTCGTGATGCTCGTGACGGCGACAAGAAAACAATCTTTGACAAAGACACTAACAAACTTGATGGAACAATTGTTGTTGACATGAAATCTAAGCAATTCAAAAAAGGTGATTTGATTGCTGGGGACTTCGACAACCTTATCTATGGTGTCCCTTATAACATCAACTACAAGATTTCTGAAGAAGGTCAAATCACGACTGTTAAAAATGCAGACGGAACTCCAGTAAATCTATTTGAACAAGAAATGATTGCTATCCGTTGCACAATGGACATCGCAGTTATGATCACTAAGACAAACGCATTTGCTAAGTTGACAGATGCGACAAACGTCTAATTTTGAAAGGGGGTATTGAATGACTTACATCGTAACGACTAACATCATTGATACCAAAGACAACAATCGACTATACGAGAAAGGCGAGGTTTACCCTCGCTTTGACTTGAATGTGTCAGATGCTCGCATTAAAGCGCTTTTGAAAAAAGGCGTTATCGAATCAGACGGAGCGCAAGGCGATATTGTATTGCCTAAAGCTGAACCCGTTGAAGAAATCGAAGAAGAAGCAGGAGAATAAGCATGGATAATGCCCAACTTGCAAAAATTAAGCGTCGGTTGGGTATTGATCTAACCGACACAAAAGAAAATGACTTGTTAAATGACCTAGCTGAAGATGCTGAAAGCTACTTCAAATCGCTTACTGGTTCGGTTTATATCGATAGTAAGTATAATTTTATGATTGAAAACGTTGTTTATAAACTCTACGGGCGAAAGGGTTCGGAAAGTGTATCGAGTGAAACAGTTGACGGCTATTCAGTAACCTATCAAGACTTTGACAATCTATTCAAACCTTACATGGCTATTTTGAATAAGGATTTTGGCCTTGACGGTTCACAACGGCAACGTGGAAAGGCTATTTTTCTATGAAAACGCCTCACAGAATCACGCTCGTAAGAGGGAAAGGTGTTGCTAAGTACAATCCAATAACGGATACTTACGATAACCAAGCTGAAAAGTCCGAAGTTGTACCATGTTTTGTGAATTTCATTCAAAAAAGCAAGGTTTTTGAGTTATACGGCAGTCGTACAGATGTAGTCATGATATGCAGATTTCAGCAAGAACAAGAACCGTTCTTGTATGCAATTTATGACGGCTTCAAGTATGAACCGATTGATAGCACAGAAGCCTCTAAAAGCGCCGTACGGCTCAAAAGGACGGTCAAGGTATAAATGGGTGCAAGTATCGAATGGAGAGGCTTAGAAGTGCTAATAGCGTCAGTAAACAATGCTTCACCAAAAACAATTAGACAAACCTTACAAGTGTTAAAAAACAATGCTGAGAGAGGAAAGAATATCGCTCGTGGTCTTGCACCTAAAGATACTGGTTTTTTGAAAGACCATATCAACGTCACATATCACGGAACGGAAGCATGGATAACAGGAAGCGCATCTTATACAGGTTATCAAGAATACGGCACACGCTTCATGGCTGGCAAACCACACTTTAGACCAATGCTTGAACAGATTACGCCTGAATTTCAACAAGATATGACAAACGTCATGAAAGGAGTTTTTAGATGACACCTAATCACGATCTATTCAGAAAGATATTTGCTATCAGTGATGCAAGGGTTGATACATACGATTATTTGCCCGATGCTGAAGCAAGTTATCCGTTTGTTTATATCGGTGAGAATAACGGCTCTGACACGCCCAATAACGACTTGATTGGCACAGCAAGGCAAACAGTCCATATTTACGGAATACGAGCAAACAGAGCCAAAATAGACAACATTTCAGCCTATCTTGAGAATGTATTGAAGCATTTGAAAGAGGGATATGAATATAACTTCAATCATCGAACAACAGAAAAACAAGTCATCGCAGATAACACAGACGTTCAGCCTTTACTTCATATCGTGCTGGACTTTACTTACAATTACACAAAAAAGGAGAAATAATAAATGGCAGATTTAATTTTGGGGAAAGACGTCATCGCCTTTTTCCGTCGTTACGCTGATCGCACAAAACAAGATGCGGGCAAGGTACGCTTTCAATCTGAACTTTCTATCAAACAAGAAAAGAACGTAGAAAGTACAAAAACAAAAGACGGAGTTGTTAACTCAATCTCAGACGGAGAAACAAGTGGAGAATTTAAATCACTCGCTTATCGTGAAGACGGCGATACCGTGAATATGTGGAAAGAAATGCGCAAATGGTTTAAAGCAAACGATAAAATCGAATGCTGGATCGTTGACCTCGGAAGTAAGAAACAAGTTGAGGGCGTTGATAAGTACGACGTAGAATACTATCAAGGCTACTTTAAGAACTTTGAATTGTCAGCACCGTCAGACGACAAGGTTGAGTTGTCTTATGAAGTTGCTATTGACGGAAACGGTATCTTGCATACAGACAAGTTGACAGAAACACAAAAACAAGCAGTCGCAAGCGCACAATACAACTACCACACACTTGAGAAAGAAACAGACGGAACTGGTGTTCCGGTTTAATAGTGGTATTTACAAGGGCATTCATTTGCCCTTTATTTTTTTACTTAAAAGGAGAAACAAAACATGATTTTAAAAATTGGAGAACGTGATTACACTTTACGCTTTGGGCTTGGATTTTTACGAGAAATGAATAAACTTCATTCTGCTGAACTTGAGGGAATTAAAACTGGATATGGAGCAATGACCTTGCTTAACGCTGGACAAGCGCTTAACGATCCAATGGCTTTCGTCGATATTATCAAAGCCGGAACAGTAACCGAAGCACAAAAACCAAGCAATGAAGCGATTGAGAAATATCTTGAAGATTTGATTTTGAATGACGAATACGACAAGACAATTAACGAAATTGTGGCAGAGTTAAAAGCATCTCCCCTACTCAAAAAAGCCATGAACCTAGTAGAGTAAGGGAGAATCAAGGTTCAAATTTTGGCTATGACGAAGCAATAGCACTACTCATAGCTAGACACAATATGACCTTTTTAGAAGCTTCACAGACTACGCTAGAAGAATTTGAAATCTATAATATGGCTTATCTTATTCAACAAGAAGATTTGCGCTACCATTCAGCAATTCAAGCATGGTTCAATCAAACAGTCCAAGCTACCAAAGGGAAAGGCAAAAGTGCAAGGTCAGCGTATAGGACGTTTGACGATTTTTACAATCACAAAAATGAGTTTGACAAGATTTTCAAAAAAGATGATATCGAACAAGTCAAACAAAAGAAAATAAGCCTTGCTGATAGAAACAGAAGGCTTAATCAATCATTAAAAGAAAGGGGGTAACTCATGGGAGCAAATTTTGACGTTACCGCCGTTTTAAAAGCTAATGTAACTGATTTTTCTAGCGGTTTAAAACAAGCGCAAACGTCTATTCAAAATTTGAAATCGCAAGCATCGGCAAGCCTTGACAAAGTAAGCGAAAGCCTTTCATCTTTTGGTGCATCAGCTACGAAACTAGGCGCAGGACTGACAGCAGGCTTGACTGCTCCAGCAGTAGCTGGGGTTACTAAAATTATCAAGTCTTATGCTGATCTAGAGCAAAGTTTAGGCGGGGTTGAAACGCTATTCAAAGACAATGGAACGAGCGCAGTTCAGCTTGCTAAAAAGTACAACATCACAGCCAAAGAAGCGCAAGCAATGTATGACACTATGGAATCAAAGGGCGCAAGCGTTCTATCTAATGCAAACAAGGCTTTCAAAACTGCTGGTGTTAGTGCAAATGACTATATGCAACAAGTTACGTCATTCTCTGCAACTTTGCTTCAAGGTTTGGGCGGTGATACTGAAAAGGCTGCGCAATATGCAGATAAGGCACTTATTCAAATGGCGGATAAACTATTAGTCCGCTCAAAACGCATTGAACCTAATCATGGGTGTGAGCGATATGCCATCGCTTGCTAACGGGGAAACTCTAAGGGCTATAAGCCTATGACAATCCCGTGCTAAGTCACGAAAGTGAAAAGTGTAACGACTATTCCTAATGGAAGTAGATTTACTATTGATACGTAAATCGAAGCGGTGCGGTTATACTTAATTCCAAATTTGAATTTGTATAACATGATATAGTCTACTCCCCTTAAGCCTTGCATAAAATTGCTTGGCTTTTTTAAATATCGGGAAACCGAGGGTATAAAGGAATGCAAATAAAATGGGTTCTAACATGACTGATATTCAGAACGCATATCAAGGCTTTGCGAAGCAAAATTATACTATGTTAGATAACCTAAAACTCGGTAGAAAAACCATAGCCGAGTATAAACCTAGTGAAAACGGTGAAACTCTAAGCGTAGCTTAGACAATACCGTGCTAAGCAAGATTTATTCTTGAAAGTGTAACGACTAACGAAACAAAGGAACAAAGCTTCCTTAATGGAGTAGAGTAGGCTCAAGCGAGCCGAAGCGCTGGGATGTATTTAATACATAAGAGATAGTCTAATCTCTATGGCGACATAGAGCAGTCTTAAAAAGACGGTTATGATCTAGCAAATCATAGCGAATATGTACTGTATGGTGGTACTGCGAGCGAAATGGCTCGTCTTGTCAACGATTCCGGAGTTTTAAACGGAGAATTTGAAGCGACAGCGCAAAACGTGAAGGATATTCCATTCCATACGCTTATTGAAGCAATCGGAATTACACAAGATAGGCTCGGAATCACGGGAACAACGGCAAAAGAAGCAAGCGAAACTGTTTCAGGTTCATTCTATGCAATGAAAGCAGCCGCTGAAAACTTTGTCGCTGGACTTGGACACGATGAAGCGGATATTGCCGGACTAATGGAAGACTTGAAAGACACGATTTTGACTTTCAAGGATAACGTAGTAAGAGTTCTTTTGACAATATGGGATAATTTACCACTTGAGCCATGGCAGAAATGGACTGGTTTGATTGGTACGCTTGCTGGGCCGGCTTTAATTGCCGTTGGTTCGATTGCTTCTGGAATTGTCAAGATGATTGAATCATTCCGAATTATAAGTGGGATTGTTTCCAAACTATCAGGTCTATTTTCATTCGCAGAGGGCGGAAGTGGTATCTTTAGCACGTTAGCTGGAGCATTAGGAGCGGTAAGTAGTACAGTTCTTATCGTTATCGCAGTAATAACGGCTTTGATTGCCGTTTTAGTCGGTGTGTATAACACTAGCGAAGACTTCAGAAATAAAGTCAATTCAGCATGGGAAGCGGTCAAAGGCGCAGTTACTGGCGCAGTGCAAGAAATTGCTTCGTTTGTCAGCGACATCTGGGGCAGTATGACTTCATGGTGGCAAGAAAACCACGAACTAATCGAACGTGTAGCGACTAAGGTATGGAATCAAATCAAAACCATAGTAGAAACCGTGACAAACTTCCTAGCGCCTATCATTGAAGCAACTTGGAATGCTATTGTGGCTACCGTTGGATCAGCTTGGAATATCATAAAACTTCTTATTGGTGAGAATTTAGATGCTATTTTGACCTTCTTCAAGGCATTTTTGCAGATTCTTGACGGTGACTGGTCTGGAGCGTGGGAAACGCTTAAAGAAGGAGCGGCGCGAAACTTTGAAAACGCCAAACAGCTATTAGGTGCTATCTGGGACGGTATCGTCCAGTTCTTCCAATCTGGATTGGCTTATTTACAAGCTATCTGGGATGCAACATGGAGTGTTTTAAGCGTGGTAGTGATTCCTATTTGGGATTTTATCAAGAGTGTCATTGATACAGGTATGAACGCTATCAACTTGGTTATTAGTACGACATTAACAACCGTCCAAACGCTTTGGGATACGACTTGGAACGCTATCATGGCATTCATTGAACCAATCTGGACGACTATTTCAACGATTATAACGAATGCTTTGACATCTATCTGGACTTACATTCAGTCAGCTATGACCGTTATCAGCACAGTCTTCTCATCAGTTTGGGAGATTATCAAAGCTACGTTTGCAGCGGTCTTGCTTACTATTTACGGACTTGTGACTGGTAACTTTGACCTTGTGAAAGAAGCTATCTCTAACGCTTGGACAATTATTCAAGCACGAACTAGTGAAGCGTGGAACGCTATCACTACTTTCTTGTCAGGTATCTGGGAAAGCATTAAATCCGCAGTCATGAGCGCTTGGGAACATGTTAAAACTACTATTCAAAACGCTATTGAATTGACAAAACAAACGATCACGAACGTTTGGAATAATATTGTTTCATATTTGAGAGGCGTTTTGGATAACATCAAATCAAGTATCATGAGTGCTTGGGAAAACGTGAAATCCACGGTTACAAACGCAGTCGAAAATATCAAAAATGCAGTCGTTAACGGTTGGAATAACCTAGTAAGCACAATTACGGGCGCTGGACCTAGAATTGTATCATCTGTTTCAAGCAGTTTTAGTAATGCAATTTCAAGCGCAAGCAGTTTTGCAAGTAGTGCTGTAAACGTTGGTTACAATCTGATTATGGGATTTGTCAACGGTGTTAGAAACGCTGCGGGTGCTCTTATTAATTCGGTTACTAGCGCAGTTCAAGGCGCTATCAATGGCGCTAAACGACTACTTGGTATTCATTCGCCATCAAGAGTATTTAGACAGTTTGGTGAATACACCGACGAAGGTTTCATCATTGGTGTCAACGGTCAAGCTGGCGCAGTCATGAAATCAGTCGGAAGTATGGCACAGGGGGCGATTGATGCCTTTACTGGTAAAGACCTAGCTGGAACATTACAAGGCGAATTAAACGCAGTTGACGGTCAATTAGGACGTTTGACTGGCTATGATACATCGGTTGACTTCAACGGTGGAACAATCACAGTCGGGCAACAATCTGCGGACATTGTTCTTAAAATGGGCAATACAACGTATAGAGCTTTTACAGAGGACATTACAAGCGCTCAAGAAATGGAATTGACTTTAGCAACTAATTATTAGAAAGGCAGAAAACCATGTATGGATATTCAAAATTAGAAAAACATAATGACATCGTGGCTTTCGAGCCTAGCGATAACATGAGTATTAACGGAACGCCCGTAAACGAGATTGTGGACGGGTATAGACAACTATCCGTGTCGGGTAGGGGTTTAGTCGGGCAAGAGGTCAAAACGACCTCTATCGCCGGACGCCGTGGAGTATGGATCGAAGATATTTCAGAGCCGTCAAGGGTTCTTGAAATCAAATACCAACTAGAAGCCGAAACAAGTGAAGCATTACGAGAAAAATTCGATAAACTAAACTTGTTTTTAAGAACAACGACAAACAACGGTTCAAAAATGTTAGAAGTAACATTTAAGGATGAACCGAATTTTACTTATTTTGCAATCTTTAGCGGTGCTGATTCGTTTGAAGAAAACACAAAAAGCATTGTCAGCCGTTTCTCTTTGCTTGTTCCGGACGGATACAAGAAATCACGGTTGAAAGAATCAGCCGGACAAATTGAGTTGTCGGGTGCTTTTGAAGTTACGCCCGAAAAAATCGTAGTTACTACGACGAAGACAACAAACACAGTCAGAATCACGAACGGACGGCAAATAATTTCATTCACTGGTGCATACGATGCCAATCAAGATATTACAATCTTGTTTGACACTGAAGAGGTGAAAGCCTTGTATAAAAACCGTAGTATTTTAAGCGACCTTGAGCGATTTAGCGATTTTGAAAATTTCAAGGTCAGAAACAACGATACCGTTTCAGCTACAAATGCAACGGTTAAAAAGGTGAATTGGAGGGATGAACGAAGATGATTTATTTGTTTGATAAAAACGAAAATCTAATTAAACTCGTCAAAAAAGATGCGATTAAGTCCGCCCTCCAAAAATTCACTTTAACAACTGAAAAATACGTGTCAGACCGTCTGACCGTAGAAATGAAAGACTTGACGGCGCAAGAATTGGAACAAGTGGAATACATGGCTATTCAGTCAATCGAAGATGCGCATAAATTCCACTTTTTCTATATCGCTCAAAAGATTTCAAATCAAACTTTAACCCTTGTCGGTGTCCAGTCTGGTATTGAAGAGTTGAGAAAGTCGGTAGTCTTAGACAAAAGACCTAATAATTCATTTGCTAGACCTGTTATTGACGAATTGCTTGCTGGTACGAACTGGCAAGCACGTTTTGTTAGTGAAACAAGTCAACGATCAACAAACTTTTACTATATTTCAACCTTTGAAGCCTTGAAAAAAGTCTGTCAAGTTTGGAATTTAGAAATGCAGTTTTTCGTTGAGATGAACGGCAATAAAATTGGCGCACGATATATTGATTTTAAGCAGAAAATCGGTGAAGCTACTGGGAAGCGTGTTGTTTATGGACACAATGCCTTGCAAATCTTGCAAGAAGTCGAGCGCACAAACTTATTCACGGCTTTGATTGGACGAGGAAAAGGCGAAGAAATCAGCGCACCAACTGACGAGGGCGGACATGCTGGTTATGGGCGTAGAATAACATTTGAGGATATCGTTTGGGAGAAAGCTAAAGGCGCACCAGTTGACAAACCAAAAGGTCAGAAATATGTTGAACTGCCCGAAATGACGAAAAAATACGGTATCAAGAACGCAGACGGCACAATGCGAGCCAAAGTTGGCTTTGCAGTCTTTGAAGAAGAAGAAGATGCTAACGTTCTAATTCGTCGAACCTACGAGCAGTTAGTAAATGCTGCACGTCCACAGTTGACCTTGAAAACATCAACCGTATATCTAAAAGGCGTAAATATTGGCGACACTATTCGAGTAGTGCGACATGATAAGAAGCTAGATTATGACACCCGTATTTTTGAAATCACGTTTAACCGTCTGAATAACGAATCAAGCGATATTAAATTAGGCGATAGGATTTCAGAAAGTAATGAAGCTAAAATCCAAAACATCGCTAGTCAGAAAGCGGATGAATTGATTTCGTCTAGTTTTAACGGCTTAATTAAAAACTTACCGGACTTTTTACCAACTCCGAGCGGTCTGAATCGTAACTGGTACGGGGCGAATGACCCGACCAAAGCACACGCTGGACAAGTCGGTATCAATGATATATGGTTCAAACCAAACCCTGAGCATGAGGGGGAAACAATCATGCTACGTTGGACGGGTGAAGTTTGGAAAGAAGTTATCCGAAGCAATACTGACCAAGAAATTATTGACGAAATCAGCAAGCGTTTTGAAAACCTTAACTTGTCAGGCGTTGACGAAGCCAAAGCAAAAGCAGAAGAAGCCTTGAAAAAGGCTGGAGCAAGTGCTGAATTAGTGGAGCAAGTAAAAGGGTTAGTTGATACAACAAGCGAAAATCTTGATGAATTTAGAACCCAAGTCTACAAGAATTTCATAACTGAAAATCTGTTTTATGGCGGTTTGTCATCTACTAAAACTGAACTGAAAAGGTATGTTAAAGAAGAAACAGACGAGAAGATAAGCGCTATCCGTGAAACCTTATCTAGTGATTATGTCGCTAAAAGCACCTTCACAGAAAACGTTGAAGGCACAAAACAGCGATTTGAAGCCCTCAGACGAGATAACGAGATCAAACTAGCTGATTACAAGCAAGGGATTGATGGACGGTTCACGAGCCTATCTAGTCAGATAGCTGGTAAGGTCAACCAAACAGACTTCCAACGTGTGAAAGAAACTAGTCAGCTTTATGAGCGAATTTTGGGAGGTGCTGAAAACGATGTGTCAAACAACGTTTCACGATTGGTTATGAGTAACGAGATTTTCCAAACGGAAGTCGGGAAATATTCAACGCAAGGCGGCCCGAATATGCTCCGAAACTCACGAGCCGACGACGGTCTGAAATATTGGAATGGCACACCTGATAAGTTTAAATTCCTAGCACATCATTTTTACCTTAACGGTCAAAAACGAATGTTTTTTCTGTATAATGGCGCAGTTGTTGGTAGTCCGTGGTTCATCTTTAAAAGAAATACTGACTACACGCTTAATTTACTGGCATTTGATGCGAATACAGCAAGAGTAAGAATTACTCTAAGGAAATACAAGAAAGACCCCAACTCACCAGAAGTTATTCAAACTATTTTTGATAAGACTGGCTCACCTGCTTTTAGTTCAAATGAAGCTGTTAAACGTTCTTTTAGCTTCAACACAGGTGATTTTGATAACGGTTATCTCTCATTTGAATATACTGGAAATCCTCAAGGCTGGTCTGGCATGTTCATGACTGAGCTTGACTTTTATGAGGGCACTAATGACCGCAAGTGGCAACCTGCGCCTGAAGATAGCGCAGAGCCGATTGAAGCGGTTAGGACGCAAATGACACTACTTTCAAATTCGTGGTCGGTCAAAGCCCTAAACAGGCCCGGCGACGTGCTAGGCGCTATCAACCTAAACCCCGACGGCTCGGTTAAAATCAATGAGGGATTACTTTCGATTGGTGAGAAGACTTACATCAAAGACGGAGTGATTAAAAAATCAATGATTGGTAACGCTCAAATCGGCACGGCACACATCGGAGAAATTGACGCTAGCCAAGCTAGAATTATCAATATTTCAGCAAAGAATGTTGTTGCAGATGGTTTGACGGCAAACATCATAAAAGGCGGAAAGCTAACATCGTTAAATAACGTTACAGATTTTGACTTACAAACTGGATGGCTTGAGATGAATGGTCAAGGTGTTGGCATTAGAAACCAATTTCCAAACAGGCCACTACAATATTTAGTATTTGGGGCTGGTAATATTAACGGTGTTGATGGTTCTTACACGGCCTTGCTAAGTAACCGAAACAGAATACAACAGATGGACCACACGTCAGCAGGTCTTCAAATCTGGAATGGACGAACTGGGGATAAAATTGAAAGTGCTATAAATATGTACGGCCGGAGGATAACATTCAATCAGAGCGCCCAAGCTGGCTTGAGAGAACTAGCTATTGAAACGGATACTAACACTATTTCAGGCGTTGATGAAATCCTTATTCAAGGTGTCCGATTGTCATATATTTTAAATGATATTTACGACAATTTCCGAAATCTTGCAGCAGTTCCGGGTAATTATAGCCGTGGCTATTATTCAAAATGGAAATAAGAAAGGTCAAAAATGAACACACAAGACAAAGTTATTAACGACTTAGCTATTCAACTAGCAAATAAAACAATCGAATGCGCAAATTACAAGGCGCTTTATGAAGAAGCACAAGCGCAAGTACAACAATTACAAACAGAAGCACAAGAACAAACAGAAACAGAGGAACAATAATATATGACATTTAAACTAGTAAACAAATACTTACAAGAAAATAATCGTACTTTCGTTGCAATTCGTCAAGAATCACCATATACAGCTTTTGACCGTGTTTTGGTTGGTGACCGTGTGAGCGAATCGGACGAAGTTCTTATCCAAGCGGTACTTGGACAGGTCGCTACTGAATTAAATCCGGCTGACGGCGTTAAGAAACTTCAAGAAGACTTGCACACACAAGCGCAAGACTACGAAGCAAAACTCGAACAGAAAGACGCTAAAATCGCAGAAGTAAAAGCGGTTGCAGATTGGGCGGTTTTGGCTCGTGTAACTGATACGGATAACCCACTTGATCCAACGGTCTTCAAGCGTGGTCTTGAGTTGGTTGACCTTGGACAGACTGGCAAGACTTACCAACCGCAAGAAATCTTCACACTTGAAAATCCGAACCATGTCGAAAAATTTCAAGAAGGAAAACGCGTCATGATTCAAGTTAATGAGCCTTTTACTTATCAAGGACAAACGCTTGAACAACTTGCAGACCTTTATCAAAACGGTAAGCTAGGCGTCTGGAAGTGGACAGAACCTAAACAAGAAAAACCTTCTAGCGAGTTAGAAACTCAACCCGTTCAATAGTCATCCATTTTAGAAAGAGGGTGGTTAGATTGGACTTTCTAACTTTAATAGATAAGCTTACGCCCGTTCTAGTCGTTATCATTCCAAGTTACTTTTCCTTTAAGAGTACAAAAACTTCTAAAGAGGCTGACAAACGCCTTGAGGGTCTATCTAATAAAATTGATACCTTTGAGAAGTCAGTTTCAAGTGTAGAAGAGATTGGAAAAGATAACCAACGAAGTTTGACGATAATCGGGAAAGGCTTACAACGGTTGCAACGCTTTCGATTGCAAGAAAACTTGAAAAAAGCAATACGACGTGGGAAGACAAGTCAGCATGAAATCGAAGAACTTTCAAGGCTTTATGAAAGCTACGTCGAACTAGGCGGAAACGGTGCTATTAAAATATTGTTTGAAAAATTTCTCAAACTAGAAATTAAAGAGGAAAATGATGAATAAAATTAACTGGAAACTACGCTTACAAAATAAAGTTACGCTTATCGCGCTTTTGGCAGCAGTATTCCTTATGGCTCAACAATTCGGATTTGAAGTTCCACAAAACATTCAAGATGGTGTGAACACATTTGTTTATATCTTGGTTATTTTGGGGGTGGTTACTGATCCAACGACTGCTGGCATCACAGATAGCGACAGAGCGCTTGAATATCACAAACCAAGCGAAGACTAGAAAAGGGAAGCCATAAGGCTTCCTTTTTATTTTGTATGAAAGGGGGCAACCTTTGAAAAAAATTATTAAACGACAAACTGGCGTTTGTGTCAATGCCCGAGATAATTCGGATAAAGTCAAAGAAGAATTTTACTCACACGATAAAAACAACGCATTCATTGAGTTACGACTGAATAACGTAAACGCTGAAAAAGTTATCGTCTTATTCCATTTCAAAACGACAAATCGTTTTTTGGAAGTTGTCGGAGCGGTTGAAGATAATATCACATCTATTCCATTTGATACCGGCTTAATTACAACCGATGAAATCGTTGACGGGTTTGTTTATGCTGAAAAAGTCGTACAATCTGCGGACATCTTGAAATTTTCTTTTGGCGTTCGTGTTTCTGAAATTGACAAACATAGCGAATTGCCGGTTATTGAGAAAGAAACCAAAAGAATTGTCGCTGTAACAGATATTGTAACGAAAGCTGAACTAGAAGAAGCGATCAAGAATATTCATGTCGAGGGTGCAACGTTTGACGATTCGGAGATTATTCGACGTTTACAAGCACTAGAAACGAAACCGGAAATCGACACAAGCGGTTTTGCTACGAAACAAGAATTAGAAAATAAAGTTGACCGTGCTGTAATAAGCCATATTTCAGCCGAAATAGAAGGTTTAAAGACAAAGGCGGATAAAGACACCGTGTACGACGATAGCGCCTTAAAACAGCGCATATCAGCTTTAGAGAGCAAGCCTGAAATTGACACCAGTCAGTATGCTACCAAGGAAGAACTACGAAATATCTCACTCACTCCTGGACCAAAAGGGGACAAAGGTGAAGCTGGAGAACGTGGTCCACAAGGTGCAACTGGAGAAACAGGGCCAAGAGGAGCTGATGGCTTACAAGGTCCACAAGGTTTGCAAGGTATCCAAGGTGAACGTGGACAAGATGGACAACCTGGACCAAAAGGGGACATCGGACCTCAAGGCCTAAAAGGAGAACAAGGCTTACCTGGTCCAGTCGGTCCTCAAGGTCCTGTCGGACTAACAGGACCTAAAGGAGAAAATGGTCGTGATGGTGTGGGTATTCCTCAAAAACTTACCTTATCGGGAAACACTCTTATCTTGTCTGACGGTGGAGGTAGTGTCGTACTACCTAGTCAACCAGCGACAAGCGGAAACACTGCACAAGTGAACGAATATGAAATTCACGGAACTGGCATGCCAAATGGCAAGGTGACTGCTCCAGTAGGTACGACTTATGTAGATACCGCTGTAACTAATGGCGCTCTTAAATGGATAAAAAGAAGCGGGACAAACAATCAAGGTTGGGAGGTTCTCACAGGCGATACAGGTTGGAGAATTTTAAATATTAAATCTAAACTCGGAAACTCATTCTTGAAAGTTAGACGAAAAAATGATTTAGTTACTTACCAATTTGGCGGTCTTTCGTGGGGTTGGTTCGGTGTTGTTCGCAGAGGTGGCGTAGGATACGAGGCACAAGGTAGTGACAAAGAACGAAATTGCTATATTTTAGGATTGAGTGGAGTCCCTCAAGGTTTCAGGTCTGAGGCTAGTTTGATTGGCAGCATTTACAACGACAAGGGCACACCTTACGGGACTTGGTACTTAGGAGGTTATGGAGACAGTAACATGTTACGTTTCCAGTTCACTGACCCTGTCCCGACCGATAGGGACATCGGGGACATCCGAGTAAGTTCTATCTCATACTTGACTAGTGAGCCGTGGCCGGGTGTTTTACCATAAAATGAAAGGATAAAATAATATGGATATTGATACAAGCAGATATAGAGAAGGACTCCCACAAATCGGATACGCTCCTTACCGTCAAGTTCATGCTCATTCAACGGGCAATAAAAACTCAACTGCTCAAAATGAAGCAGACTATCACATGCGCAGACCAGTTGAATCTGGCTTTTTCTCTCACGTTGTTGGGAATGGTCGTGTAATGCAAGTTGGACCAGTCAATAACGGTTGTTACGATGTAGGCGGTGGTTGGAACTACGAAACCTATGCAGCAGTTGAACTGATCGAAAGCCATTCAACACAAGAGGAATTCATGGAAGACTATCGTCTATATATCGAATTGCTACGAAATCTAGCAGATGAAGCAGGCCTTCCAAAAACGCTGGATTCTGACGATTTAGAAGGTATTAAATCGCATGAATACTGTACGAATAATCAACCTAACAATTTTAGTGACCACATTGACCCATACCCTTACTTAGCAAGCTGGGGTATCAGCCGTGAACAATTCAAACATGACATCGAGAATGGTCTTGAAGTTAAAAAAGGCTGGCAAAAAAACGATAAAGGCTATTGGTATGTTCGTTCAGACGGCTCTTACCCTAAAGAACAGTTTGAAAAGATTGATGGCACTTGGTATTACTTTGACGGTTCAGGCTATATGCTTGCTGATAAGTGGAAGAAACGACCTGACGGTACATGGTACTACTTTGACAAGTCGGGCGAAATGGCTACTGGCTGGAAGAAGATCGCTGATAAGTGGTATTACTTCGATAAAGACGGCGCAATGAAAACTGGCTGGGTTAAGTATAAGGAAGTATGGTACTTCCTAGATTACCAACAAGGCGCTATGGTATCAAATGCCTTTGTTAAGTCTTCAGACGGTAAAGGTTGGTACTACCTAAAATCCGACGGAACACTTGCTGAAAAGCTAGAGTTTACCGTTGAGCCTAATGGACTAATTACCACAAAATAA